TCAACATCTACTGGATTTGTTAGTGAATACTCAGCAGATGCTTTAACTACTCAAATTAAATTAACTAAGCAATTAGGATTAACAGGTGATGAAGCCTCAGGTGTATACAAATTTTCAGTATTAACTGGAAAATCATCAGAGCAAACATATCAATCCTTGTTAAAAGGATATGTTGCTACTCGTAATTCATTAGGAGTTGGTGTTCCATTTAAAGCTGCTATAGCAGAAGCTGCTAAAGTATCAGGCCAATTAGCATCTAATTTAGGTAATAATCCTGAAACTATAATTAAAGCAGTAGTTGCTACTAGAGCATTAGGTACATCATTAGAACAAGCTAAAAAGCAAGGTGAATCTTTACTTGATTTTCAATCATCAATTGAAAACGAATTAAAAGCCGAGTTAATCACAGGCCAACAGTTAAATCTTGAACGTGCTAGAGCAGCTGCTCTGATGGGTGATCAAGTTGCAGTAGCAGAAGAATTAGCAGCACAAGGAATGACAGCAGCTAAATTTACACAAATGAATGTAGTTGCCCAAAAATCATATGCTGAAGCATTAGGTACTACATCAGATGAATTAGCAGATCAATTAGCTAAACGTGAGATGGCTATTGCTTCTGGTAAGTCGTTAGCCCAAATTACTGCTGAAGAAGCTGATTCTGCTGCTGAACGACAAGATATCCAAACTAAATTCAATGCTGCTATGGAAAAACTCCAAAGTATTGTTGGAAATTTAGTAGCAGGTCCTTTAGCAAGTTTATTAGAAACATTAAGTGGGGCTTTAAATATTGTAAATTTACTTTTATGGCCCGTTACTGCTATGCTCGGTATGTTTAGTTCTATTGGATCTGCTATTGGAGGTCTTATACCTGAATTAGGTGTTGTTGGAAAAATACTTAAAGTAATAGCAGGGATAGCAGTTGTGTGGGCGGCGTATTCTACATTTGCCGCGGTTTCTGCCGCATTAGCTGCAACTATTGTTGGAGGTCTTGCCGCTCCTATTGTTGGGGGTCTTGCTGCTGCTGCTATATTAACAATGGGTATGTCTGCTCTTAATGCAGATGACATGATATCTCCAGGATATGGTCAACGTACAATATTATCTCCAGAAGGAGCAATCAGGTTAAATAATGATGATACTATAGTAGCAGGTACTGATTTAGGAGGGGGAGGTGAATCTGTTAAGTCATCACCATCAATAGATCTTTCCCCAATGATATCAGCAATAAACGAAGTAACAAGTGCTGTAAATGCATTAAATGCTAAATCATGGGATGTTAACTTAGATGGAAAACTAGTAGGTAAAGGTTTACTTCAAAACTCATATAAATCTGCTTAATTTTAATATTTATACTAAAACAATAACAATATGGGATTATTAGATTTCTTACCAAAAATGCGTTTAGGCTTTCAAGGAGCTAAACCTAAATTTAATGCTGAAGATAAAATTTCAACATTACATAATCAATCTTCTACAACTGGGGATCCATCATATAAAAAGAACCCATCACTTTTAGATGAAGCCGATTCTTTGAATACATCAAAATACAAATCAAGTAAAGGAAACAAATACTTGAATCAAATGTTTAAATAATAAACATGTCATTATTTGATAAGTTAAAAGATACCAAGTTAAAATCATTAAAGTTTGGTGAAAAGGGAACTGCAGGAGATTCTACTAAACCTTATATTGTAACAGATATAAACACAGTAGATACTCCATTCAATAAGCTCCGTTTAACTAAATTTGATGATGGACTTATACGTGGGGGAGCTATAGGAGCTATAAATGCATCTGCAGTTGATACTTTACGTATTGGTAAATTTTTAACTGATTTTCCAAAAGGTCCCTTATTTATTGCTAAACAAGTTGGATTACAACTTTCAAATCCCCCATTAGAAACAAAACAATTACCTACTAATCGAGTAGGTAAAGGATTATTTGGTAAAGTAGTTGCAGGAATTTCAAATATAGCTAATAAATTAAATAATTTAGTTGGAGGTCCTACTCGTATCTACAATTTAGGTATTAATACATTAGCTCAAGTACCTGTAAATGCTTTTGGGGGTCATATTAATCGTCATGGTTTTTTACCTAAACTAGACGAATCTCAAAAATATATTAAAGTTGTTGATGAAAATAACAAAAATAATAATAATCGTTTAGAAAGATTATATAATAATTTTTTTCAATCAAATTCATCGGGTACAACATTACGTGCTAATATATTTAAAACAGTAATAAGTGATAATTTTGGAGGTGCTAAATCAGTATATGGTATAGGACGCACAACAGTTCATAGAACTACATTTACCGGGGACCAATTTAATATAGCTACATCTCTTGAAAAAAGTAAAATAACATCAAGAGCTATTCGAACTAATATATTAAATTATGTTGATAAACCTAATACAATATACCAAAAATACAAACTACAGGATCCAACAGCATTAATTGATAAGTTTAGATCTACTTCGGTAACTGCATCAATTGATACATCTGCTTTAAAAACTAGCTATGGTTTTATTCCTGTAGGAACAGAACCGACATCATCGTTTACTAAACGATTTAAATATGATAGTAAGTTTGAACCAATAAATACTTCATTAGATCTTAGTAACAAGTCATTACAAACTTATAATTATCTTAATGGTGTAACTTCAAAAGACCATATATTAGCAGCATCCTCAAGTTATACACCTGATAATTACGGGTTGTCATTATTATTTGAAGATGAAAATGGTAAGGATTTAACTGATGCTAATGTTTATAATAAAGGTATAAGACCTCTAATTCCTACATTCGACCCAGTATATAATAAATTAGTTAATAATAAAGTAAGAAAAGAGAACTTTAGAGTTCCAACAACTTATGTTTATGATGATACATTAGGTAGAGTAGTTAGTGAGGGAGTTATAAATAATCGTAGATTTGAAGATATCGATAGTAATATTGTTAGATTACCTCTTATAAAAGATAAAAACGATACTAGACAGTATGATTATAATATAAATTCACTTATTAACACTTATGAAAGGGATGATGATAGTATAATGATGGTTAAGTTTTCGCAACTTGATCCATTTACTGGCGAAGCAATGACTTATCTCCCATTTTCAGCATATTTAAGTGGATATAATGAAACATATAATAGTACTTGGAGTGATATTAAATACAATGGTAGATCTGATTTTTTCTTCATATTTGATAGTTATAAAAAAACAGTTAGTTTTAAATTACAAATACCTGTATTTAAACCTCACGATTTAAAAACTAAACATGCGGCTTTAGAAACTCTACAAAGAGGATTAGCTGGTAGATATTTAGATAATCGTTTAGGAGGTGTAATAACTAGAATTAGATTAGGACATTATTTAAGGAATGCTGCTTGTATCATAAATAATTTAACTATAACTATACCGGAACAAGCTAGCTGGGATTGGGGAGTTGATGGAAATGAAGATTCAGCATACGCTATGTTATTAGAAGCATCATTCTCAATTACAGTTATAGCAGATGACATTCCTGGATTTAGTAGTACTACCCCTCCTCCAATTAAGGAAGAGAAAAAACCAGAAGTTAAAAAACAAGAAACAAAACAAGACACTAAACCAGTAATTGATGATAAAAAACCTACTGTAACTAAAAAAAAATTCTCACCAGTAGACCCAGTAAAAATTGATTCTACAAGAGTAGAAAAAAATCAATATTATAAAGGAGAGTTATTGAAGAAAGGTGAAGTAGCTAAAAACTACAAATTTCAAGGATTTGGTGGTGGACAACCAGGTGGGGGCGGTGCAGGAGATACGGCTGATGTAATAATAATTAGAAAATGAGATATAATAAACCTACATTAAGATTAACAAGTTCTGGAAATAGGTATTATAAAAATAAAATATATCCTTCTATTCCATTTTCTGAAACTGATGTATATGTTATCACTACATCCGGAGACCGTTTAGATAATATTGCCTACAGTTATTATAGAGATGCTGAATTATGGTGGATAATATCAATAGCTAATAATAATATAACCAAAGGCTCACTATTTCCCACCCCAGGTACACAATTAAGAATACCCGTTGATGCTGATTATGTATTACAATTATTTGATGCCGAAAATAATATATAAATGTTATGTCATTATTTAAAGAACCGTTTGACCCTTCAATAAAAGCACAATTAGATGCTCGTCAGAGATTGATGGGTAAACCATCTAAAAGTTCTCAAGATATTGTTTATTTAAACGGAAAAACAGCTTGGATTCAACTTCGTTCTAGTGTTGATATTATAGGGGCGGGGGCTAACAACCCAAAAGGATTAGCCTCAGACAATGTTTTAATGGGGGGTACATTAACTGCTAGTAATACTATGAAGTCAGGTATTGGTAACTCCCAAACATCTGCTTATAGTTATAGATCTTATAATAAATCATATGGAGATTTAGGATATGACTTTAATGTATTAGGTACTAGACCTATGCCTGGTATCACCGACATATCAATTCAGAATAAAGGTGCCTATGGTTCATTACGTCAGGCTACAGTTAATTTTCAGTGTTGGGACATTAAACAACTTGATTTAATGGAACAATTATATATGAGACCCGGGTATACTGTTCTTTTAGAATGGGGATGGAGACCATATATTAATAATAGTGGGGATTTAGAAAAAACATTATATCAAGATAATGGATTTTTTGGTAGGAAAAATATTGATTTGCAATTATACTTAAACCAATTACGTCAACTTTCAATAGCTAGTCAAGGGAACTATGATGCTATGTTTGGATATGTAATGAACTATAGTTGGAAGTATAGAAGTGATGGTGGGTATGATTGCTCCACTGAAATTATATCAACTGGTGAAATATTAGAATCATACAAAATAAACTTCTCAGGCGCTCCAGCTTATTTGAATGGAGATGCGGGCATGTTATTATCAGCTAATGAGTATGAAGATATAGATCTTATACGTGAAGATTATGGTAAAAATGTTTTAACTGGATTAGTAACTGAAGCTTATGCTTTAGTTAAAAGCACCGATACAGTAGATAATGGAGTAGGTCAAACTAAATATGACTATAATGGAAAAACAGGTCTTATAGACTATGCTATTAAAACAATAGATTTAGATATATCATCTGATTTCTTTTCATCATCTGATGATACAGTTAATGAAAAGGGACCAGGTGGAGGAAATAAAGCAAAAGGCAGTATTTTAGATAATGATAAAAATATATACATTACTTTAGAAAGTTTTGTTGGATTAATGAATAATTTTATATTATTAGAAAATCCAGAAGCTGATGGTAAAAAATCATTAGTTAAATTATCAGTAAATGATAGAGAAGATGTAGGTAAAAATGATCAACCATTAAAATGCTTATATCACCCATTACAATTTTCAGTAGATCCTAGAGTATGTGTACTTAAAAATCCACAATTTGCCGCTTCTATAGCAGGAATTTCTGTATCATCTGGTAGTAGTGCTGCAGTTGATGTAAAAACTATCCCCTCAATACCACCAACAACTCAAGCAGCTAATATTTTTAATCAAATAAAAAAAATTAAAGACGGTCAATCATCTGGGGATGATACTATTTCAAAATTATTGAAAAATATTAAAACTAAAGAGGAATTAATTTCTTTAGCTGATTATTATGTTGCTAATGTTGGTAATAAAAACGGGAACCCAAAAACATTTTTTGAATATTTAGATAAAGATACTAAAAGTGGAATTGGAACTAATGGCCTTACTGAATATTTTGAAGGAGGAATATATGACAGTTTAAAACATTTAGGTGATGATATAGCTATTAGACATGCTATTAATTTAACTAAAGAAGAAAGAGCTAATAATTCACTTGAAAAAGAAAAAAGAAAAACTGAAGTAGAAGCTAAAAAAATAGAAAAAGCTAAAGAAGATATTTTAGATAATAGTGAAGGAAGTGACACATATGTTGGTTTTTGTAATTCCTTAACCCAAGCATATAATCCTGGAGATGGTACCCCATACGGAATACATTCTAATATATACATTAATTTAAGACTATTATATAATTTATCTATTGATGATAGCGTTAAAGGTCAAGATCCTGCAGAAAAACAAGCTATAAGCTTAATGACATATATGAAGAATTTATTAACATTAATCCAAAATTCAACTGGAAATGTTAATAATTTTGAAATTATAATTGATGGTCAAACAGGATACATTACAGACGTTAATGCAACTCCGGGTGAGAAAATAGAACCATTTGTTTTTAATATTGGAAGTAACAATTCTATTATCAGAGACATATCAATGGAATCCCAAATATTTTCAGATCAATCAACTATTATAGCTGTCGCCGCTCAATCCGATGCTGGTAAATTAGGATTAGAAAATAGCTCAATGGTGGCCTTTAATAATAATATTGAAGACAGAATGATTAAAAAGAAAGATGCTCCTATTTCTTCAAATAAATCTCAAACTGATCAATTAGTCGCTTTTGGTAAAAACTTAGTTAATTTAACTACATTATTTGATTCCATGAGTGGAGACTCTGAATTAAATGTGGATCAAATTGATGGTTATAAAACAGCATTAAACGATATTATAGTATTTTATACTAGTTTATATAAATCAAATAACAAATACAAAGCTATACTCCCAACAAAAATATCATTAACTATGGATGGTATTGGAGGTATGATTATTGGAAATATATTCAATATTGATAAAACATTTACTCCACGTTCATATAAAGGAGAGGGAACTGGTGTTGAACTATATTATACTGTTACAAATTTAAAACACCAAGTATCAAGTAATAATCAATGGACTACAACAATAGAAGGAAATCCATTCATCCCTGATTCATCATTTGACACATTAACTGCAGGACAGGAAGGATTTTATTTAAAACTTAATCTTGAAATTAATTATAAATATAACCCATCAACAGGACAAGTAGAATCTACATTTGCTCCTGCTATTGATCCAAACCCAACAAATTTCAGCAGCAAAGCAGTTCCTGGAAATTTAAAGATATTTAGAGATGAATTATCTAGAGTTGGGTTTAATGAGACTATGATTACGGCTATATTAGCTAAAACTATGACTGAAAGTGGTGGCTATAAATTTAGAGAAGCTGTTAATTATTCAAAAACATCTAATGAACGTATTCGTAAAATATTTGGAAAACGAATGACACCATATAGTGAAGACCAATTAACCCAATTGAAATCAAACATCCCAGCATTTGTTGATGTTATATATGGAAAAGATAGTGGTGTTGGGTTAGGAAATACACAAATTGGAGATGGTTACAGGTATGTAGGAAGAGGATATATTGGTATTACAGGGCGTGCAATCTATCAAAAATATAAAGATATAACAGGTATTGATATCATTTCTAAACCTGAATTATTAGAACAAGCCGGACCGTCAGCTAAAGTATGTGCTGCTTATATGAAAGATAGAGTTAAATTTTTTGCTAATAAATACAGATACTCAGAAAATGAAACTAATCAACTTAAAGCTAATGAGTTAGTACTTAATGCCATTGCAGGAAACATAAAACGTGATCTTACTTCAGGTCATTTTAAAGATATATTTGCTGCTGTTAATGCACATTCTCGTGATCCCAAAATAATTAAAATAGCACAAGGTAAAGCATAATGAGACCTCCAAAAAACCAAATTATTGAAAATCTTTACACTAAAGGAAATGAGTTTTTAATTGAAAAAACTTATGATAATTATGTAGGTTATTATCATTCAGTGTTTGGTAAAAATTTTACAGGTGCTACTTATAATCCTAAAGCAGTTGTTTTAACTGCATATACAATAAATAAACAAAATGCAGCTTATAATTTGTCAAATATAGATTCTACATATCTAAAATTAAAACCAGAAATTATTAATATAGTAAAAAAAGATGAATTTCCGATTACAAAAATAAAATATATACGAAATCGTGAGGATATAGTTGAAAAATTAAGGTATTTCATTCAAAAAATGAATAATATCAATGCACCTATAGATGAGGTAGATAGAAATACATTTTATAAAGCTCAAAACCATCCATTTTATCGAGCGGTTTTTATATTTTGGAAAGAAAGTTTAACTCCTGAATCATCATTAAACGAAGCTGAAAAAATAATTCCAGGAATTCGATTATTTTTAGAACTTTCTTAACTACATTCATTAAAAAGGTTATGCTATGTTTTATATTATTGAAAAACAAGATCAATTAGATCAGTTACATATTGGTGAAGACACATTCATTCATGTTATTCCAACGAATGAAAACTACCACCCTGCTTTACAAAACATCAGCCTAATTTATGTTCGATGGATTAAAGGACATAAAGGATATATTCTATGTGTTAATCACTCCGAATCACTATCGCTATCAATCACCGATATACTCGCTAAACTATCTAAAGTCAATAATCTGTATGTACTAGATAAGAAAGCGGTGTTACACCACTTCCCTACATTGAGTCCTCAATTAATTGATGTGCAACTGATTAGCTCATATCATACTCTACAAGATATTAATGTAGAACAATATGAATCAAAAGTTGAGACTGATTTTAAACGTAAATACTATACAGAAGCCCCATCAACATTAATTCCTATAGCAAAACACTATGAAAAATATGAAAACATATATGATCATATTGAGCAAACTATAAATAAAATTAGTGAAGATTTAGAACCATACGCATTTTTAAATCATTATGTTGCTCCATTATTCTACAATATTGAAAAACAAGGTATTAAATTATCAAAGGAGCCATTCATTGAACACTTTAAAACATTACCCAATCCTAAATTTTCAGTATCTAAAGGTAAAATATATACACAATATAATTTATATACATTAACGGGTAGACCATCAAATGCATTTAATGGTATTAACTTTGCAGCTTTAAATAAAACAAATGGTGAACGTGCCGCATTTATTCCAGAAAACGATTTTTTAGTGGAAATCGATTTCAAAGCATACCACCCAACTATTATAGCTAAATTAGCTGGATATGAATTTACAGGAAATATATATGACCAATTAGCTAATGAATTTCCTGGATCAACACCTGAAACAATTAAGGAATTAGTATTTCAGCAATTATATGGTGGTGTTAGAAAGGACTTCCAAGATAAGCCATTCTTTAAACAAGTAAATGATTATACAAATCGATTGTGGAGTGATAATGGTGTGATTGGTACACAATTCGGTAAACGTTTCACTAAAGAAATGATTGAAAATCCAACACCACAAAAGCTACTTAATTATATTGTTCAAAATACAGAAACCGTATTTAATGTAGTGCAATTTTCCGCAATAGTAAATTTACTCAAAGATAAGAAAACTAAAATTATATTATACACATACGATTCTATATTACTTGATTACGACTCGTCGGAAAATTTATTAAATAGCATAACTTCGCTACTAAAATTTAATTACTCCACGAAAACTGGACACAACTACGCAGAAATAAAATAAACCGTATATTTATGTTGGACTTAAGTTACGATTTATTTAATAATACATTTTTAATGGCTAATAAGCTATTCTGCACATTCACGGCTCCTGAAGAATTAGATAATACTCTAAATACTTTAACGACTAAATATACTATTTTATATTCTAAAATATTTGTGTTGGAATCGTTGTCGACTGAAGAATATGTCTGTACTTATAATATAGATACATTTAATATGGAGCAACAATCAGTGTTACCTAACACAATATTGCTACATCGTAAAAAAGAGTCAAATACGTTATATACAATAAATGCATTAAATGCATTAATAAAGTCTTTAAACAACGGTATATTAGATACTAATTTCCGTATTACCTGGTTGGATTATAAAAATTCAATCTTATTAATTCAAAGTAATGATTTAAATATCATTCAAACAAAAATCCACAGAATAATTAATCTGTAGAATTTCTCAATTACATTTACTGAGTACAATTTTTAAAACTTAAATAGTTATATTATGGATTTAGCTTTGTTAAAGCAAAAATTAGGTAATCTTAACGCACCCAAAAACAGTGGTGGTAAGACTTACGAAAAAATCGACTACACGAAAGTGTTCTGGAAGCCTCAGGTAGGCAATTATACGATTCGCATCGTACCCGCAAAATCAAATAAGCAAAACCCATTTAAGGAAGTATATTTCCATTATGGATTCGCTAAAGGTCCGGTATTAGCTCTAAACAACTTTGGAGAAGCAGATCCAATCATGGAATTTGCAGCAAAATTACGTCAATCAAAAGATCGCGACAACTGGGCATTAGCTAAGAAGTTAGATCCAAAAATGCGTGTATTCGTTCCTGTTATCGTTCGTGGCGAAGAGCATTTAGGTGTTCGTTTATGGGAATTTGGAAAAGAAGTATACAAATCATTACTAGGATTTGCTGCTGATGAAGATTATGGTGATTTTACTGATATTCATGATGGATTTGACTTTAAAATCGATGCTGTAAACGCTGAAGTTGCTGGTCGTAAAGTAGTTAGTTGCACATTGCGTCCTCGTCCAAAAGCGTCACCAATTTCTGAAGATATTAATCAGATTAATAAGTGGCTAGAAGAACAACCTGATATCATGACGATTAATCGCAAACGCGAATACAATGATATTAAGGAATTATTAGCTAAGTGGTTAAATCCAGAAGCTGAGGAAGAACAACAATCACCTGCGGCTCCTGCCCCAACACCTGCAGATCCATTACCAGCAGCACCATCAGATTGGGTAAATGATGGTCAAGTAACAGAGCAAGAGCGTGCTTCGTTTACTTTAAATACTAGCTCATCAGATAAATTCGACGAATTATTTCAATAATAATGGCAAAAAAATCACCATCAGAGACTGTCACCCATATTTTGGGTGACAAGTCTAAATTTAACTTGTCTGCATTTAAGAAATCTAAATACTTAGATCAGACTACTAAATTTAAAGAACAAAAATGGATCCCATTTACTCCAGCAGTTAAAGAAGCACTTTCTATTCCTGGAGTACCAATGGGACAAATTACGATCGCACGTGGAGGTTCTGATACAGGTAAAACAACATTACTTATTGAAACTGCTGTTACAGCTCAGAAAATGGGTATATTACCTGTATTCATCATTTCGGAAATGAAGTGGGATTTTGCTCACGCTCAGAAAATGGGATTGGAATTAACTGCAATTCCAGACGAAGAAACAGGTGAAATAATTAATTATGATGGATTTTTCCTTTACATTGATAGATCATCAATTGATCATATTGAAGATGTAGCAGCATTCATTTCAGATATTATGAATGAACAAGCAAAAGGGCGTCTACCATATGATTTATTATTTCTATGGGATTCAGTTGGATCATTACCGTGTCAAATGAGTGTGGATCAAGGCAAAAATAACCCAATGTGGAACGCGGGTGCAATGGCTACTCAATTTGGTAACTTTATTAATCAACAATTTCCATTATCACGTAAGGAAAAATATCCATACACGAATACGTTCTTCGTTATTAATAAAACGGGTGTTCAGCCGGCTATGATGCCAATGGCACAACCTAAACGTACTAATAAAGGTGGAGATACAATGTATTGGGATGCTGCTGTTGTTATTACTTATGGTAACGTAACTAATTCAGGTACATCTAAGATTAAAGCCGTTAAAGACGGTAAATCAGTAGAATTTGCTAAACGTACTAAAATAGCGATTGATAAAATCCACGCTGATTGTGGTGTAGCAACTGCATCTACTATTATTGTTACTCCACATGGTTTTATTAGCGATACACCAAATGCGATTGCTAAATACAAAAAAGAACACGCACGTGAGTGGTTCCAAGGACTAACAGATGTAGATGATCTACAAATCACCGAAGATTCTAGTGAGTGGGACGAAGGTAAAAGTATTGCCCCAACAATTGCTATTGATGATGAATTAGATAATGACTAGAGATGAACTATATAGTGCTGTAGAAGCTGCAATTATACGTTGGAGTCTTGATGGCACTAAAACCGCAGGTTCTTTAACTAGAGAAATTATATCAATAATTAAACATTATGAAATGGAAAAGGACGTATTTGGGGAACTAGCAGAAAGAATTAAAAACGAGATAGACTCTCAAATAGTAAATGAACTTGTAAAAATAGCTAAATAACAAGGTAATGGATAAAGAATTCCTAAATAAGCTATTCTCTGAGTTAAGCGCAGATAAAAATAATTCAAAAAATGCTAGAGTACTCGTTGTAGATTCAATGAATACATTCCTACGCTCATTTGCCATTATTCAGCACTTAAACCCCAACGGCCACCATGTAGGTGGTCTTGTTGGCTTCCTTAAATCGGTTGGTTATGCTATTAAGCTATACCAACCGACTAGGGTTATTTTAGTATTTGATGGACAAGGTAATTCTACTAATAAGAAATACTTATATTCTGATTATAAAGCAAATCGTACTAATATTAAAGTAACCAATTGGAAAGTATTTGGCGATAAAAAAGAAGAAAGCGAATCAATGGTTAATCAAATGGGACGATTAATTGAATACTGCACTCAACTACCAGTATCGATGATTTGTATTCCAAAAATTGAAGCAGATGATGTGATGGGATATTTAGTTAAAAAATTTGAGGCAGACCCCGAAACAGACAAAGTAACAATTATGTCTGCTGATAAGGATTTTCTACAATTAGTATCAGATAAAACAGAAATATATTCGCCAACTAAGAAGAAAACATACCGAGCTGATGATGTATTAGAAGAATATTTTGTACATCCTAATAACTTTATTAATTACAAAATGTTATTGGGGGATTCTGGCGATAACGTTCCTGGAATACAGGGATTAGGCCCTAAAAAAGTATTTAAGTTATATCCTGAATTGATGGAGTCTACTCCTATTGATTTAGAATACATGCTACATAAAGCAAAAGAAAATGAAGATAAAAATCAATTATATACTAAAATCATTCAATTTGAACGCCAATTAGGTATTAATTATCAATTAATGTCATTAAAAGATCCGAATATAGATGACGAGGATAAGCGCATCGTTGACGATGCAGTTGAAAATGCACCACCATCACTGAATATAGGGAATTTCGTTGAAATGACGGAGGATGATCAATTAAATGAGCGGGTAAATTGGCAAGGATGGTTGATAGAGAATTTTTCCTCATTAGATTTGAAGCAATAAAAGTTATAAATAAAGGTTATAAATGACAGCACTAGATAGTTTAGATAAGTACGGGAATTCGTTTCAAACCAAAGTATTAGGTTTGTTATTAACGGATAGGAAATTTCTAGTAGATGTATCAGATTCAGTTACAGATGATTATTTTGAAAATACAGCCAGAAAGTGGATTGTAACTAAATTAAATAAATACTTCGACGAATTTCATTCTA